AAGCATCCTGATAATACTTTCTGCTATATAAAAGTCATACTCTCTTTGCAACTGTTCCTCTGTCATCGGTTCTGTCTCACCCTTGATCGGGCTGCCATCTTTCACTTCAATAATCTTCATAAAAAAACACCTCCTACCTGGTAGCCACGGCAAGAGGTGAAATCTGATGTTTTAACTAATCTTTCTTATAAAATTCGCATTCATAACCATCGGCATCAAGGAGAAGTCCCTTTGCCCAGGGAGGGACTCTACTCATCTGCTGGCACACCTTATCAAGTGACATGCTAGTATCCGCCTCAATAATAACTTCATCATGTACATGAGCCACAATGCGGTAAGTGCTCAGTGTCTTTATGGCATGCATCAATAAATCACGAGAGATTGCTTGGACGATGTTTTCCACAAATTTGGGTCCATAGCTTTCAAGTCGATCCCATTTCTTTGTAGCACCGACACCTTCGTAAGTGACCGATTCTCCACCGAAGATATTCTCACCCATTTGAGGTTTAACATAGGCAAGCTGCCTACCAGAAGGAAGAACAATAAAGAGCATTCCACTCCTGTAATGAAACTTGATATTTTGTATTTCTTGAGACTGCTTATCTTTGATACACTTCTTAGCTGCTCTATCCACATCCCACCAGAATTTTACGATGTACGGATTGGCCTGCCTCCAGGCATTAACCAGGGGTTTTAATTCTTCCTCCTCAAGGCCCATCTCCAGCGCACCCATAGCCTTTAAAGCTCCCACTGATCCACCATAACCTAGGGCGAGTTCTGCGATCTTGCCTTTCTGCCTTAAATGCCCATTCACACCGTGCTTCTCTACAGGGACACCAAACATCTGTGATGCGGATGCACAGTAAATATCACCGCCGCTTGCAAATACTTCACTTCTCCACTTTTCACCTGCAAGCCATGACAGCACACGAGCCTCAACGGCAGAAAAGTCGGCAACAATAAACTTACAGCCTTTCTTTGGCACAAAAGCGGTTCTAATAAGCTGTGAAAGTGTATCTGGTATGTCTTCATAGAGCATTCCAAGGGTTTCATGATCACCGCTCTTTACTATGCCTCGTGCCTCTTTTAAATCCGGCATATGGTTTTGCGGCAGGTTCTGCAGCTGGACTATTTTTGAGCTGAAGCGTCCAGTCCGATTGGCACCCAGAAAAGTAAACATACCACGAATCCTGCCATCACTGCAGACTGCATTTTCCATTGCAGAATATTTCTTAACAGATGACTTTGCTAGTTGCTGACGGAGTTTGAGCACCTCAGCCAGATGCTCTGGTGCGTCCTTTAATAACTCTACTACTGCTTTTTTACCAAGCGTATCTGTTTCCACACCATTTTCAGAGAGCCAGCCTTTTATCTGTTGTACTGAGTTTGGATTATCAAGTTCTGTTACTTTCTGCATCTGATCCATCAGCTTGGTGCGTGACATCTCATCCATAGTAATGGCCTGTTTTACAAAGTCCATGTCTACCTTAATGCCGCGATCGTTAATTCTCTCACTCAAATGGTATTCATCCCAGATGAAATCTGGCACAGGAAATTTAACCAATTTCTGCTCAATCTCCATCTCAGCTTCGACATCTCGCTTGTTATAGTCCTTAAAACTCTGCCATTTCTCCTCATCGTCACCTGGCAGATTACGAGTTCTTCCACCGTTTGTTTTCGTAAGCATACACGGTACACAAAAATATCTAATAAGATCTTTACCTTCTGTCAGCTTCTGCTTTTCAAGACCAAGGACTGCACCCACACCTACCAAGGATAACGGAAGCCCCATATAGGCAGACCATACCATTGAGCATTTCCATGCGGATGGATTTAGATATTCTCCACAAGGGTGTCCAAGATATCTAGATAGACAGACACGCTCAAACTGAGCATTAAAAGCCCACTTGGTTACTTTTTCATCGATCAAGGCATCTAGTATGATCTGTGGTATCTTTTCACCGCGGGCTAGATCGATTATTTTAACCTCACTTCCATCTGTGGAATAGGCAAACAACAGAATCTCAAAATCATCAGCTTGAACATAACGATACACACCACACTTTGCTAAATTGACGCTACTATAAGTTTCAATATCACAATGTAAAATTTTTATTTCAACCATGCATATCTATCTCCATTCTTTATTTTGCTTATAGCCTGATGACCCACACCATACATCTCTCCAAGCCGAGTGCAAGTAAACCCGCAGAATAATCCGAATCGTATTCCTTCAACATCATCCGTGGTAAGTTTCTTCCATGCCTTGCCTTGGCGATAAACATCATAAACATTTTCAGTCTGCGTATCATATCGAAGGTTCATTAGGCGATTATCTTTTGGATCCCCGTTTGCATGAAGCACATACATACCATCTCTTTCACCTACAAAAGCAGCCATAACCAAATGATGAACTGCAAAGCTTTGTCTTGGATCATTTAGGACAACCATTTGATAATTACCTCGATTTCCGGGTCGAAGTATTCTTTCCTTTAATAAATAATCAAACTCGCCATTCTGATTGCTACTATGAATTACACGTTCAAGACTCTTAATTCTGCCCTCACTGCTTGCCTGGTACTTCCCCTCATATCCGGGTATGTCTTTCCATTTCTCATCCATTTAACACGCCTCCTAAAAAAACAGGTGGCAGAGGAAGTACCTCCACCACCATCAATCGATCCTTTCTTTTAGGCAAGGAAGTCATCATCTGCAAGCGTTGAAAAATCATCTGCTGCAGATGTCTTTCCACCAAGAGGCTCGCCATCCTTAATTTTTTGAATATTACCCAAACCACAAGCAACACCCTTATTACCGTTTGAGTTGAAAGCATAGAAATTGAGTGAAACTCTACCATAGCAACCGCTGTACACTTCGCTGCGATCCATAATAGGTTTAACACTTTTATCTACAATCTGTGGAGCAGTTTTGCTATTGGCATTGATAAAATAATGCCCCTTATAAGCCTCATCATCACGCTCTACATCTCCGTCGCGCAGTGGCAGCTTAATTGCCGCTTTGTTCGGTTTCTTTCCACCAAATTTAGCGATGCCTTCCTCAATGGCTGCATCCACAGCAGCATTTATAGCATTAATGGTTTCTGTATCGTCCTTGGGAATAAGAACAGATACGCTGTATTTTTCTGCGCCACCGTTGATGGATACTGGCTCCCATCCGTGGAAATAAGAAAGCCTTGTGTTTACACCTGTAATTACTTTAGTTCTGTTTTCGATTTTACTCATAATATTAACCCTCCATAATTTCGTTAAATTCGTTTTTTGCATCAGCTACATTAATTGCCGGTCTTTTATCTGATTTGGGGACAAGAGTTGGCTTGCCTGGTGGTTTATAGATGAGGTCACCGAGAATTTCCTCAAATTTGGTTTTGCCCATCAATTTTTGCATCTCTGTCATAGGGATGAGGCTCTTACGATAAATGTCCTTGTATCCGCTGATGACAGCTTTTTCTGCTACTGCATTTTCATCTTTATACTTTCGAACAGATCTACCTTCCACAACCTTAAAACCATGCCACTCTTTTCCGTGATTGACTGCAGCGTCTGTCGCATAGGCAGTTATCTCATTCGCCCATTTAGTAAGGTCGGGAAGAATGGTTAGAACTTCTTCTATCTCACTATCTGTAAGTAACGGTGATATCTTAAACTCCATCTGTGCTAGTTTCAGATTTTCATCAGCTCTAGCACGACATCTGCTGGATGCTCTGCAGAAGGTACACCACGGACCAGGCATATATTCACCTTCACCTTGATAGGCTTTTGCGGCTTTTGGTTTTAGTTCCTCTTCTGCCCAGGCTTTAAGTTCTTCTACCGGAACAGTCCATGTGCTGACATTTTCTCTTCGTGGTTGAAAAATTGTCATTGATATTTCTTTGATGTCGTATAGGCTGTCATAAATCTCTAAAGCGCCTAATGCATACAGTTTCATCTGTGGATTGTCCTCTGCATCCACTAGCACGCCCATACCATATTTGAAATCTACAATGTGAAGTCTATCATCTGAGATGATCACACAATCTCCTGTCCCAAAACCATCTGGAACATAACAAGAGAAATCAAGACGTTGTTCAATAAGAACGATAGGATCTGTACAGGACTTTCTTGCAAGTTCTACCTGCTCCATGATGAAATCAACGTAGGCATCCGTGCATTCTTCCATTTCATCTGAATCATACTCTGATGTAGGCCTCTTACTTCTGATTCGAAGTGCCTTTTTTAGCTTGTGTTCAGAGAGGGCATGGGCTGCTGTACCTTCTTTTGCTGCTTCTCCATTTGTGTTTTCAAACTCAAGTTCAAGCCTTGCAGACGGTAAACAATGAAGCCATCTGTGTGATGAAGATGCAGATAATATTGCATGATTACCCATTCCCAAGAACCTCCGCATCTTTCAAGATGTCAGCATAATAAGCCTTATCAACAGCACTTAACTTGTCAGCACCATACTTCCCAATGATGCCCCGCACTTCAGCGGTAAAGCCAAGCTGACTTTTTTCGGCAAGTACCATTCTCACTTTTTCCAGCGAAATATCCGGCTCCTTTGCTTTTTCTGTCTTTGTGGTAGGTGCTTCTTTTGGATCAGAATCGCTATCTGCCATTGCATCACAAACCGCTTGTATGCTATCAGCAAGACTTCGCATATCATTTACCACATCAAGCAGTAACTTTATTTTGCTCAAGGTCATTTCCTCCTTTCGTCATCTCACAGATAGAGAGTTCCTCGATGCTGTCTCCGGGGATTACAATCGTTACACGCTGTTTTCCCCCAAGAAGGATTCGTAGGATGCGCTCCCTCACGGAAAAGTTACGGTAAGTAACAATTCCACCTATCTGTGGTTTCTTTGAAACACTAATTTTTAAATTGTGCTTCATATCCATCACCTCTTTCTGAAGGGCGCTTTTATTTGTTGCCCTCTACCTGGTAGCCTCAGGAGATACATAAATCTGACGGTTTAATAAAAAAAATGCCCAAGGAAGTTTTAAACCTCCAAGGGCATCATACTTAGTTAGGGATTTTCAGTTTTTGACCGGTATAGATAATCGTTGATTTTAAATTGTTCAGTTTAACAATCTCTGTGTATCTTGTACCGCTACCGAGTAGTTTGTGTGCAATTCCCCAGAGAGAATCACCTTTAACTACCGTATACTCTTTGTAAGTTGGTGAAGAGGTGCTACCGGTGGGATATACAATCATGCCATCGTTGTTGAAAACATAATAACCTGGGTTCTTATCAACCTGTGCCTTTGCATTGGAAAGGATACGATATGCACCAAGCTGTGATTTCGCATCTGCCCAAGTCTTTCTAACGCGGTAATAGCCTGTAGTCAGCTTTTCAGGATAGGTTGTATTTTCAGAACCCCCAGCAGGTGGTTCATCTGCTGAAAGTAACTTTTTAACCTCTGTTCTAAAAGTGTCCATGCTCTTAGCATATCTTGAAAACCAATGTCTTGGATCAGCATGATTGGATGCAATCCCTCGTTGATACCCCTCATAGTGGCCGATAATAGTACCGTCAGCCATCGGGTCGAGTTTATACTCCTTACAAAGGTATGCACATAACTCCACCGCTTTTTTATAGACCGCATTAAAATACGAGGCATCGGTCAAACCGTCCTCGCAGATTTCAAAGCCAATATGTGTGTTGTTGGCGTCACCACCTGCATGCCACCCTCTATGATCCCATGGCAGGGTCTGATAGGTAGCGACGGTACCATTTTTTTGTTTTCCGATAAAGGCATGGACACAGACTTGTCTGCCACTTGGTCTATGCTGATTCCAGTGATTGTTGTACTGGTTTTCCCCCAGGAGGCCATCATCGGGTCCAACATATCTACGAAGGTAGGGGTTATTGGCCCCAGTGCTATGGACCATGATGCCTTTGGGTTTGATTTTCCTACCTGCTTTATAACATTCATTTTCTGTAAGGATTAGTTTTTTAAGGTTCATTGTTCTCCTCCTTCAAGATGGCCACTCATTACTTTTTTCCATCTTTATCGCCACCGTCTTTGAGCTGTTCAAGAATCTCTTTGAGTTTCTCTGGTACAGGAAGCCCGATTCTTGTTGAGTTTTCTATGATGCTGATTCCTTCATTGGATAGATAGAAGAAGATAACTGCGGTTCTGATGGCACCACCATCTCCGATAATGTTCTGATCAATTATGTGGGCAATGCCTACAAGGGAGAAGATCACCACTTTCTTGAAAATTCCCCGAGCACCTACATCACTGGAAAGATGCTTTTCCAAAATAGCGCACATCACTCCAAGAATATAGTCAATCACCACAAAGGCGATCAGGGCATATAAAAATCCATCGTAACCTCCGAGAAACCAGCCAAGCCAACCACCAATGGCGGCAAAG